AAACTCTAAAACAAAGAAGAGAACAATATCCAACAGACGATAATGAAAATCGTGTGCGTGGTATCATTGATAGTTTAATTGGAGTGGAAAATTCTGATGATAAAATGGAAGCACTTATCAGCGTTCTGAATGAAAGTGGAACGATTCCAAGTGCTGGTAAGTTCTATACTTTTTTCTATACTGCCAAGACCAATGGAATACAATATGATGAGTTTCCATTAGTCGCAGTGACGGATGTTTATTCTTGGGGATTTCGTGGTGAAAACTTCCACTGGGGCGGAGAAATGAGAAAGTATAATTATAATCAAATCGTGGGTGGATTATATGAAATCTATCCAGAAGAAATTTCTGATGTGGTAGAACTCAGTTTTGCCAAAGTTCGCTCTAAATAGTTAGAAAAAGGATAAATGGCAGGACCTTTAAGATATCCAAATAAAGCACTTGATGACGATACAGATTATTTGAGAATTGATGTTTATCGATACTCTTCTACAAAATCTCAGAGTGGAGGTAGTCTTACAAGAACCACCCAAGCTTTTGGAAATAATGTTGTAGATTCCGGAATAGAATATGGTAATGTAGTTACCGGAAAATATACTGATAAAGTTAAAAAATTATTGGACAGCATTATTTTACCAATTCCATCCAACATTCAAGATGGAAACAGTGTTTCTTATGCTGATTCTAGTTTAGATGGTTTGACTGCAGCGGTTTATGGTGGAATACAATTTAATGATCCAAATCAAGAAAGAAATTTTAATCAAATACAAAGTACATTATCAAATGTATTGTCCAATACTGCTGGTGTATTAACTAGTGATGATGCAAAAAAAATATTTTTAAAATCAATAGCGGCACAAGCGGCAAACATTCCTTTCGGTGGTAATCTAACAGTATCTCAAATTCTCGCAAGGGAGACTGGCGAAATTTTAAATCCTAATATGGAACTTCTTTTTAACGGAGTTACATTGAGATCATTTAAATTTTCTTTCAAAATGACCCCAAGAGATGGCACAGAAGCAAAAGAAATTAGAAAAATAATAAAAAAATTAAAGGTTAATATGGTTCCAGGATTTAAAGATGCAGACCCAGAAACTGGTTTTGGAGGAACCCGAGCAGGAAGTACATTCTTACAATCGCCAAGTTTATTTCAATTAAGTTATAGAAAAGGTTCAGAGATTCATCCATTTTTAAATAGATTTAAACTATGTTTTTTGACTGATATGTCCGTTAATTATACTGGTGAAGGAACTTATGCAACTTATGGTGATGGATCTCCAGTATCGTACATTATGGACTTGTCATTTAAAGAACTTGAACCAATTTATAGTGGTGATTATACAGATACGGAAAAAATGGAGTTCTAAAATGGGATACTTCAGAGAACTACCAGACTTACAATACCAGTCATTTCTTTCTGATAGTCTTTCCTCTCAGAGTTATTTGACTGTCAAAAACTTATTCAGAAGAAACAAACTTCGTGATGATCTGAGTGGGGTCTTTACCGTCTTTAATAAGTACGAGATCCCAGAAGGTTCCAGACCAGAACTCGTGGCAGAAGAGTTTTATGGTGATGCAGAACTTGATTGGGTCGTTCTGATGACTGCTGGCATCATTAATGTAAGAGACGAATGGCCATTATCCAACTACCATCTCTATAAGTATGCCGAAGAGAAGTACGGAACTGCACTGAATGATATCCGCTACTATGAAACCAAAGAAGTCAAGGATTCAAGTGGCAGACTGATACTTCCAAAGGAAAAAGTTGTTGACTCTACCTTTACTATTCCAGACCCTGCAGATTATAGTGCTACCCTCAATCCAGTCAGATCGGTAACCAACTGGGAGTATGAAGTTAGAGAGAACGATAAGAAGTCTTCTATCTATCTACTGAGAAGAGAATATCTGCAACAGTTCCTGAACGATATGAGACAAATTATGCTTTATGATCGTTCTTCTCAATACGTTACAGAAGACTTAGCAGCAACCGAGAACACCAGGGTCACTATCCCACAGTAGTTTTAGTTTCTTATCAAAGACCATCACATACCTGTGTTTACGGGAGCGATCTTTCCATTCTCCATCGCACCCTTTAACAGAACCTCGGGAATGCTTGGTGCCATCTGCAAAGTAGAAATCTTTCTTTGGTTCTGATAGACCGCAATACCTAAAGTTGCAAGCCCGATAAATTGTGCCGTGATGATAGTCGCTATCAGCGTATGAGATGATTGCTTTGACTTCTGTATCTTTTCTAAGTCTCTTAATCGCCTTTGAAACGAACCAAGAAGTGATATTATACTCTCCCTGCTGAGTATCGGGGTGGATGCAGAGTCTTGAGAGTTCGAAGAGACCGTGTTGTTCATGGCGTTCTAATCCAAATGCGCCTTTTGCTATTTCAGGAACAGGGAGTCCAGTAAAAATACAAACTCCCTGTATACCTCCAATATTTAGAGGTGAAAAGTCATTTTTCTTGTATAGACCGTAATTATAACCAGATTTAAAACCTTTAGATATGTCCTTAAGATAATGAAACCGCAGAAGTAACTCTGCGGCTTCGGATTTGCTTACACGGTCTATTGTGTAATCAGATTTCACTCTTCGGCAAGACGTGCGAAGTAGGACATTGCATCATCATCCTCATCTTCATCAGCAGAAGAGGAGCGAGTGGGTTGCAGAGAGTTCAGATCATTGCGGAGGTCCTCAGTCAACTCACGGGCAGAACCACGGGTGTTCTCTTCCTCATCGAACTCCTCAGGGTCTTGGAAGCGAGGAGTGCCCTTGTTACCCAGCACATAGTCCATGCGCTTCTTCAGGTCATCATAGGTCTTGAACTGATCAGCAGCAACGAGTTCGGCAAGAGAATACTCTTTCTTCCACACTGCTTCCATGGCGTCATCGTCATCCAGGAGAGCATCAGGGCGGGCAAACTCGGAGGAGTCGTAGTTGCGATAACCAGCAACGTTCTTTGCCTTCAGTTTGAAGTTAGCACCCTGCCAGAAGTCAAACGGATCGATTGCTTCCTCATCCTCAAACTCAGGTTGCATAGCAGCAGTGAGTTTGTCGAAGATCTTCTTACCAAACTTGTACAGGAAGACTTTACCTTCGTTAGCAGGATTAGCAGGATCCTTGACCACATAGATGTTTGCCATGTAGGTCAGTTTACGCTTTTGCTTACGTGCTTGTTCCTTACCTGCGTCGGTGCCGTTGTTCCACAGCATCGTGTTGTACTCAGACACAGGATCTTTCTGACCAAGAGTAGTCAGGGAGTTCTCAATATACCAACCACCAGGACCTTGGAAGGCGTGACTGTAGAGTTTCACGAAAGGAAGGTCTTCACCATCTGGAGCAGGCAGGAAACGGATTACGGCATAACCATTGCCGCTCTTATCACATTCCAGTTTCCACAGGCGGTCATCACCACCAGTACTATTGTTATTCATTTTTTCGACTTCCTTGACCAGTTTTGCGGTCAGGTTGCCAAGTTTAGATTGCTTTTTAAGGTCGGAAAACGACATTTAGATTACCTCGGATTAATTTGGATTCGGGGGATTTACTCGGATAGTATAGCAAGGATGCCCTCAATCGTCAAGATATTGCTTGAGGGATTCGATTGTTTCTCTCATACTGTCGAATAAAATTGACATATCAGTATCTGGTGGGAATCCCATCAGTGCTACCGATTTGCGTAGGTTCTCTTTCATCTCAACCGCTTCAGGGTCGTCTGAAAGGGATAACCTAGTATACATGATCCTTTGCTTTTCTAGCAAGGTCTGTAACTTCTCAACGTGTTCCATTTTGGTCTCATTATCCATTCCACCAAAGGTGAGGATACTGCCATAGATTTCTTCCTGAAGATTATTAATCTCAGTCAGCTCATCTTGGATGATATCAGATTTAAAAAATTCACCCATTTATTATAGACCGTAAGATTTTACGATAATTGAACACATCAATATTTAGAAAAGGAGAATATTTTTTTATTTTTAAACTTACGGATTCCCACACTGGATCATCCAACTTTTTATCAAAGTTTTTTGAGAAACCAAATATTTTTTCGAATATTGTTAAGGTTTCTAGCGATAACTGCCCGCTTAGAAACTTTTTCAGAACTACTGGATGTCCTTTGGTACAGTTGAACAAAGTCTCTAACTCGTTCTCCGATAGCAATTCGTTGCTTTGCTCTTTGAACAAGTAGGTCAAACTCTGCTGTCGTTTCGTCCATTCGGCGTAGTTTCTTTCGCCAGAATTGATAATTTCTCCAATCCATAAATTTTGTGGGTTGTCCGTGGCAGTGAAATTGGATACAAGAAAGTCTACGACTTCCTTATCATTATATTTACGGGAAGTTTTTTCAAACCAATATTTATCTTTCCTCTTATTAAAAGAGGTTACACTGGCACGGGTCTTCGCACCATACTTGAAGAAGTCGTATTTTGGGTTTGTAAAATGATTCTTTAATGAGAGATAATGTTGGTAGGTTTCAAATGGGCTCACTTTCAGCATCGACTAACTCAAGATCTTCAATACAATCAACAGAAACTTCGTGGTCGGCAATACGATACCAATGTTTCATAATTCCTAAAACATCTTCGTATTCGCCAAGATACTCAATATCATCACATTTATTCTCACGCAACCATGCTTGTAGGCGATGGTGCATGAGGTCATCACGGGAAATCATAGTGGCAGTTTTGCCCTAGAAGTTCGCTTCATGAAGTTGAGGCGAGTTGCATCCCACTTCAGTCGCTCCTTCAGGGGTTTAGAAATCAGTTTCACCACTGATTCTACCTCAAGATTATTAATCTCGCAATAGTGACAGATAGCATCAATATAATTGATGTTTTCTTCTGCAACAATTTTCTCAATCTCTAGGGCAAACCTAGATGGTGTTAAGAATTTGTTTTCGATTGCCTGTTCTAGTTCTTTATTCTGTTCCATAGAGTTCCAGTTTATCTCTAACAAACTTTCTAATGTATTGGGTGAGTAATTTGATGTACTTTGATTTGTCTCGTTCTTCATAGACGACGCATTCTCCATTTTCACAAGCCATGATGATTACAAGTTTTTTGACTGAAATACCAGTCAGTTCGTACAGCATACAACCATATGCCATGCACTGTACAAAATAGTGTTCGATCCACTCTCGTGGTTTGGGTTTTTTAGAAGTCTTAAAGTCTATTATTGCTAATTCGCCGTCATATTCAGCGATACAGTCAACTGTGCCAGCAATGCCCAGTTGCTTACTATATAGGGAACCTTCTAGGGCGTAAATATTATTTATACGATTTAAATCTGATTTTGAGATCTTAAAAAGAAAATCAGAAATCGGTTGTACCTTTGGTAGGTCTTCATTCTTCAGATGATGTTCTACCAGAGTGTGCATGTCTGTACCACGACTCGTTGCCGCTTTCGTGATACGATCTGCTTCTTCATCTCCAACTTTCTTTCGCCATTTGACAAAGATCTCCTTATTAAAATGACTGGTCACCGAAGTAATGGAGACCAGTCGAAGTAGTTCTTCTTCATCAGGAACTGAGTAATACCTTACCCCATCAATAGTCTCCCTCTCAAGTTGAGGAAGACTAATATCAACATGATTAAACATTAAAAACCTGCTTCCATTTTTGCTAGAATATATTCTTTGACAAGTCCAGAACGAACAATATCATCAATTCCAAACTCAATCATATCAAAAGATGGCATTTTACGCAAGACACTCATAAAGTCTACGATACCATTTCTTTCATTTGTCTTCTGCAAGTCAGACTGAACAGCATCGCCACAGAAACAAATTCTAGTATTCTCACCAACACGGGTGATAATAGAGTCTAGTTCGTGGAAGTTGAGGTTTTGGAATTCATCAACGATCACGATTGCATTATCAAGTGTGGTGCCACGAAGGAATGAGGTAGACCAGAACTTAATAGTTTCTTGTGATTTGAGATTACCATACAGCATCTCAAAGTCAGCATCAGAAGGCATCTGGAACATATACTTCACCATATTCTTATATGGAATCTGGTAGATGTCTGCCTTATCTTCATGGGAACCAGGAAGGAAACCAATCTCTCTGGTTGCTACAAGGGACCTTACAAGGTAGATACGCTCATAGGGTGTCCTCTCATCCAAAACATCGCAAAGGGCATTGTAGAGGGTAATAAAGGTCTTACCGGTGCCAGCACATCCATAGGCAACTAAATGTTTCCCCTCCTTATATGAATCAAAAAGTTTTTTCTGGTTATCGGTAAGTGGATCAATATCCACCAAATATTCAGAACTCAGAGGTTTTTTCCTCTTCATCTGCTTTGCCGTGAGTCCAACCCCGATAGGTTGCTCTGCAGATACTCTTTTTCTTCTTGCCATATTAGATCTTAAGGTTTTTTGCTCCTGGTGCCTTTGATGCTTTTGCAAGCACCTCGTTCCATCCTGGATTTTTTGCGATTAGTTTATCTCTCCATTCACCAACATCAGTAGCCATCGGTGCCGTGGATGGATCAGACCAGTCGCGTTGCCAATCTGGATTATCATTTAACCACTGATTCCAGTCGTGAATACTCATACTCACTTCTTTTTGCTCACCAGTGGTTTTATTCACTACGGGATATGTTGCCAAAATTTTCACCTCTTAATGATATGTCTTATTTAGACCCACTCCAGTGCTTCTGCCACTGTAGGGAACTGCTCCGCAAAGATCTTCTTACATGCCTCTGCAATCTCCATGTGCTCCTTCTGAGTACCATTAGCGGAACGCAGTTGGATATAATGAATCCATGAACGGCAAGAACCGGACATATAAAGTCTAGTAGGAGTTGCCAGAGGAAGCACAAAACGAGCACACTCTTTTGCCACACCGTTATCAAGCAGATGCTGATACAGACTCATACCCTGGGCAAAGTAGGTCTCAATCTGCTTGTTAGTCAGTTCCACAAACTCTGGATCCAAGTCGTCAATAGAATTCTGACGATTCTTGGTGTCTTGACGACGAAGTTCTGGGACTGGAATCGTCTCTGCGAGTAGGGAACTATCAGCATATCGTTGTGAAAATTCTTGATATGTAAATGAGCGATGTCGGAGAATTTGAGCTGCCAGACCACGAGTAGTCTCAATCTCCAGAGTCATAAAACTCTGCTCAAACACAGACCAGTGATTATGCTTGATACAATACCCAAGCAACTTAGCATAGTTGGGATTCTCTTGATTATTAGGATTGCTCACACGAGCAACATATGCCATCGTCTGCTCCGCGTCGGGAGTAACACTTACCAATTTTACACTCATTTTTGTTCCTCTTTAGTCTGGGTATCCATCATCATCTTCGAAGATCTCGTCGTAATCATGTACTGGTTTTACGTCCTGATAGTTTAGATAACTCTCAGTATCAGAGTAAACTTCTGCTTTTAGAGAATCGACTAGAAGTTCTAGATTGCGGACGATAAGTTTTAGTTTGTCTTTGTCCATAGAATAGATTTCTCTCTACCCATTTTACACAAAAAAAGAGGGTTCGTCAAGAACCCTCTGTGTTTTATTTACTCAGTAATTTGACTTCAGCATATATGAGAATCATAAACGCTGCGGAGAAAGCAGTGAATGAACCCACTATTGCCGCAATCATTTTTTCTTCTCTACAAAGAGATTCTTTTCAAATTTGATTCCGCGATAGATTTCGCTGAACCATTGCTCTTGCTGAAGTTGTCTGAGTGACTCACGACGCTCTTCAGTGTCGTAAGCTTGTCCACGGTAAACGACTTTAGACATTGTTCTACTCCAAAGAAATGAGATTGTTAAATCCCGTTCCTTCGGGCGGCGTTTGCGTCCTCTATGAGGATGAACGATCCGTTCCGCGTCGTCCTACTTGCGTCCTATGATTTATCCCTAAAACAGGCAGGATCAGTCCAATCTGCATATCTACCAACAAACTCAATTTTCTCCGAAGGAGAAAGAAGTTCTGATTTAAATGTTCTCTCCACTAACCAGTCAAACTGCTCACAAGTGAGAAGTAAACTTGATTCTGGGGAGGACAGTGTTAGTAGTAGAGATAGAATCATAAGATGAACGTAAGGGTATTATACCCCGTTACTGATATTTAGTCAATCGACCCTAGGAAGTCAAAATTTTGCCGGAGTTTTTTCCGACGA